AAGATACTGCTTACCTAGCCATATCGCCATTGCTGCGTTTTTCTCTGCCAGCCTAAACTGCGCCCGGCGGAGTGATATTTTCCCCGGACTCCGCTTTTTGTTGTAAACTTCGGAATAACTTTCGTTGTATGTTCTTTTCGCCCACGCGTCCAATGTCTTATCCGTGATGGAGAACCATCCGCATATTTCTTCTTTGCTGCATTGCAGTCCGCACAGCTTTTCAAACTCTGCCTGACTTATTTCTTTTCTTGGTCTTGCCACACTCCACCTCCTTTCTTAGGCATACAAAAAGCCCGAGGAATATACCCCCGAGCTCTGACTTCAATTTCGCACTTTAGATATTATCACACTTGAAACGGACAATACGGGACAAAACGGACAAATATTAACAATCGCCATCTTTGAGATATCTCTCCAGCTCTTTCCTAACGCTTTCCCCTCCTCCGGATAGTTTAGCGCCTACTTCCTCCCAAGTGTAATTATCGAAATACTTAAGATGTACTATGCGCCGAATGCGCATAGGAGTCGAAGCCAACCACTCCTCGACTTTTACTTTCAATTCATGAGCATCCGTCTTTTGAAGATATAGGAGATGCTCTTCCCGGTTAATAAGGTCCATTTCCTCCTCCGGGAATCCTTCAATCTTGAAGCTTGTCTTGATCCACGGGAACTCCGGGCTTGACCCTTCAACCTTGTCTACAAGAGTAGTCCTACTCTCCTTCAACCTGATTATCCTCTCCTCGGTCTCCTTTATGAGCTCGCACGCGTCCAAGTACTGCTCGAGCATCTTCTTCTCCATATCATTCCACCTTTCCAAGCCTTGCCTTTAAGGCTCTAAGTACATCCTCTTGAGTCTGCCCCTTTTCAGAGAGGGACTTTTTAATGTCATGGTCTACCGTATCCGTACAAAGCAGCTCGTGCACGATAACCGGCTTTTCTTGTCCTTGCCGGAAAAGTCGAGCGTTCGCCTGGGCATACAGCTCATAGCTCCAAGGTAGCGAGAACCAAATAATATGCCGTCCGCCATACTGGAGATTGATTCCGTAAGCTGTGCTTGCAGGATGGGCAAGTAATATATCAATCTTTCCTTTGTTCCAGTCTTCTTCATCCTTAGGGCTTTTAAACTCTCTAACTTCTAAGCCGGACTTCTCCAAAGCTTTCAGGATCCTATCCTTGTCATGCTTAAAATTATAAAAGACCAATGCGGATTCT